GCATCGACGAGTACCAGTATACGCATCGAGTCGCGTCTTATCCCGCGCGGGAGCAGCACATTCCCGACGGCGAGCTGTGACGGGTGTCTGCGCCCGATGGCGATGTTCGGACGCCATCGCCTTGCGAATCCCATCGACTCGCTCATAAACTCGCGCAGCACCTGTTGCCAATTCACGCGTCGCATGCCTCGAATCGCGCTGATGAGTCGCTGCGCGTCTGCGCTGCCCTTGCCCGCCTTCCGACCCGCCTCCTCCGACGCCGCGTGCGACTCGCGTGCCGTGCGGTTCCGCTCACGCTCCATGTATTCCTCAGGCGTCATGCCCGATTCTGCCGCGCGACGCTCGACCGTGCGACGCACCAGCTCATGATTCTCATCCAGCATGTCGCGTCCCAGCGGATTCTGGGCTGCTTGGTTGCCTTTGCCTGTTGTCCCGCCCGACTGCGACTGCGATGGCTGCTGCGACTGACTCCCGCTTGACTGCGACTGCGACGACTGCGATGACTGCTGCGACTTCTGCGACTGCTGCGACTGCCCTCCGCTCGACGACCGCGACTGTCTCCCGCCCGACTGCGACTGCTTCGACTGCTGCGACTGGTGCGACTTCTGCGACTGCAGCGACTGTGCCTCTGCGATTTGGTTCCGCGCATGCGTGCGGTAGTTCGACTCCCACGGCAGGGAGGAATCGCAATCCTCAAGCTTGTGTATTGCCCAATCGAAGTTCGCCTCTGGCGAGACGACACGCGCTTCGCGCATCGACTTCAGCAGCCCCTCGATGAGCGTGTTGATTTCCAAGTCCGCAACATCGTTGAATACCGAGTGCGGACTCATCCCTGCTCGTTCCAGCTCGCCGATAATATCGCGATTGAGACGCTTGTAGTCATCGAATCGTGGGAAGTGGGTGAGCGCGAGGTGCAGCGCCTCATGCAACAGCACCACCTGCACCATGTCGACGGTCGCCCGCACGCGGTCGGACTCGCTCATCTCCTGTCCCGTGCGTTTCTGGTGCTGTTCCGCCATGATTTTCGGTATCTCGCGCGTCACGAAGTCTGGCGAGATGTAGAGGTGTCCGAACGGGTCGACCGCCATCGTATCCAGTTCGTTTGTGTAGACAATCTTCTGGAACGGGAGCAAGCGTGACAGGGACGGGAACACCGAGCGCAGTCGTGTGAAGGCGTTCCCGACGATTTCCTGCGCTCGCGCCAGAGACTGCGAAGGCGATGCAGGCGCGGGTTCCGACGGCGTCCCAGACCCCGCGCGGGCATGCACGGCAGACTCTGGGAGTACCCAGTACCGCCGTTGGAACATCCCGTGCTGCCCGCGCACCATGTGCGGTTCGGGATGGAGCCTGCCTCCGTGCGACGGGTCGCTCAGGATGACCGAATCCCACCAAACCACGCTCGACTTGCTCATCGCCTCTCCGCGATTGTACCATACGGCGCATCGGTCAGGTGACCGTGTGCGCTCAGCAGATGCATCGCGTGGAGCAGCTCCTCGCGATGCTCGGGCGAGAGATGCTCCCACACATTATTGACCGTCTCCCAGTGCCGTTCTACCGTGTCTCGGATTCTGCCGCGTGCGCTTGCATGGAGCGGCGCGACATTCACGGCGGGATGCGACAGCACCTGCGCTACATGCTCAGGCGCATGACCTGACAGTCGACCGAGTTCCGCGTGCTGCTTGCGACGCGCATCCTCATGGTAGGCGCGATATTCGTCGTGGATCTCCTCTGGGAGTATCTCCTGACCCGATTCTACATCGATGACGGGCGTATGGAACATCGACAGCAGTCCCATCCCCGCGGCGGCGCGATGCGCCTCGCGCGAAATCGCATGCACCGCCGATGCATCGCGATTCTGTGCGAGAGTCTCCAGCAGACCGTCGAGACGGTTGAGACTGCGTTCTGTCTCCGTGTGCGTGTCGTGCAGGCGTTGTGCGACGATTTCGGGGTTGCCCGAGCCGAGTATTGCACGCACGCCCCGTCCCAGCGGCGAGCGCGGGTCGACCGCTTCGAGGTGTAGCGCATGCGCAGCAGGCGCGCCGTGCTGACCTGCTAAGTGGAGCAGGTGCTTCGAGCGCGTGAGGTCGACCGATGCATGCGAGTCGAACCCTGGCATGTGCAGTTCCGATGTACCGTCAGGATTCGTGCTGACATGCAGCTTGCCCGTGTCGGTATCCAGATAGTGCAGTGGGAGCGAGAACCCGTAGGGTTGCTGCGACGGGGGCGTGTCGTCGCTGGATAGCACGCGAATCAAGTCGTCGATTGTCTCAATCGGCTGATTCTTGAAGGTCGCACGGGTATGCTTCGCGCCTGCCTCCTTCGCGCGGTCGGAGTGCGTGATGAACACTCCCTCATGCGTCGCGGCGTCGTGTACCCGCGTCTCGCGATGCACTGTCCGACCGTGATGCGTATCGCTCACCGCAGCGTCGTCCATAATCGCTTCGACCGATTCCGCGCCTCGTGGCTTGAGTGCCGTCTGGATAATCTCGTGAATCTTCGGGATGTTCGGGCGGCCCACATTACATGCGAGGAACCGCTCCACCTCTGGCGAGTCCAAGTCGTATCCCAGCGCGAACAGAACGGACAGCTGGTCGGCGAGTATCATCACGCGCCGCGGCGACATATGTTTGCGATCGGAGTCCATCGAGGCGTAATCGGGCATATAGTTCGGGTCAGACTTGAAGTTATGCCACATCCCCGCGAGGTCGCCTGAGAGCATCGCGTCGATGAGCCCACTCGCGATGCGGTAGTTCGTCTTTGCGCATTCCGCGCGGAGATCCGAGCGTAGCCCGCGCGACGACATCAGTTTCAGCAGCGTCATCAGCCCTTGATGTTCGCGTATCACCTCGCGTGCGGGACGACCCGTCTCCAGTTTCGCCCGCATCTGTTCCAGCTCGCCCGCCGCGCCCGCCAGCTCAGGCGACGACGCCTGACGCGCCCGACGCGCCTCTTCCGCTTCTCGCTCCGCCTCCTCGTCATAATCCAGAACGAACCGACGCAGACGCTCGCCCGCGCCTTCCACTTCGCGCGACGCCTCCTGCTCAAACAACGACTGAATCGCCCGTACATACTCGTCCTCTTCCGACGTCGTCGTCACATAGTAGAGGAACCTGTCCGCGAACGGAACCAGCGAAGAGCGCATCTTGCCCATCTCTTCTTCCCAGTCCGCGCGGTTGCCGATCATCACGATGCGGAACGGAACGCCCAGCCGACGGTCAGCGATGATGCCGTTCGTGATGAGCGACAGCATCGTCTGCAGGATCTGGGGCGCCTTCGTCGCCTCGTCGAACACCAGCACCAGCGGTACGCCGTGCTGCTTGCAATACCGAATCTTGTGTTCCAAATCCGCCGTGAACATGAACCGCACCATGCCCTCCTCGATAGCTTGTGCGCCCATCTGCTCGGTAATGTTGAAGACTGGTGATTGCATATTCACGATGTGGGCGCGGAACGGCGCGGCGCCCTGTTCCGACAAGGCGTCGCTCATGTCCATCATCGCTTCCCACAGCGTGGTCTTACCCACGCCAGGGGCAGAGAGCATCATCACGGGGTGCCCGACGGCGCTCCCGTTCTCGTGGATACGCACGGCGAGATGGGCGAGCATCATCTGCCGTTCCATCGGGTTCAGTCGGTCGATGGCGTTGCGCAGCGTCTCGCGTACCGTTTCAGGGAGCTGTTCGACATCCAGTCCTGCGGGCGAGGCGCTGGGAGCGCCCGCGCCGTGTGACGGCGCGGGCGCCTGAGGAGGAGACACGAGAGGATGAGACACGGAAGGAGGAGGTGAGGATGTTGGCGATGCAGGGGAAGACTTCTGCTTGCGTGCTTCGAGCGTCTCGCCGCGCACCCAGTAGGTCTGCTGGTAGGTCGTGCCCTCGCGATGCACCATTCGCTTCTCAGGGTGTAGACCACGCGCCATCGGGTCTTGACCCAGCCTCGACTGATGCGGGATACTCGGATGGTATTCGTACCGCTCCGAGAACAGCACCGTGCGCCACCAGACGCGACGCTTGCGATTAATCCGATTCGATGTAACGATTCGCATGAGATGCCCCATGATGAGTATACGCCGTCGAGACCAGCGCATCGACTCGTGATACTAAATCCGTGTCGCTCGGCGCGTCGCTGTTGCGCACCTCATCCGCAAGCACATCGATAAGACCGACCAGCACCATCCATGGCGAGGAGTCGGGGTCGCCCTGATACGACTCGGCTAAGTCCAGCAGGTGCTGTAACAGCTCGCGCGGATCCGCATCGCCCAGACGCGCCATGGCGCATGCGACGCCGACATCACGGACACGCTCCAACAGCGCGTCGATGTCCTCAACCTGCAGAATCTCCTGCACAATCGGCGGTTGCTTCATCTTATTCCAGCCTCCGACGAATCGATTCGATGACCGCGTCAAGATACCTGCTACTCATGCCCAACTCGCGTCTGATGTCGCAGCGCGATTGACCCGACACGAGCCGTTCCGCCACCTCGCGCTCTTCTGGCGACATCACTGCCAGAGTCGCCGTCCATTCCAGCGCATCATCAGACGCTTCAGCGTAAACCGCACACATAATATCCCACTCGTTGTATGCAATCTCCTTCCGTTTGCGCAGGTACTCACGACCCGTGTTCGCAATCGCGCGACGGATGTACCGCTCGGCGCTCTCTAAGCGGATGCGCGGCGCGTTCACCCACAGTTTGACCGCGACCTCGTTTGCCAGCGACTCCGCCTCGTCGGTCTCGATGTGGTACGCCTTGAGATACCATGCGAACGCGCAGTCGCGTACACACTCCGCAAACAGCTCGTACTCGCAAGTCTCGTGACCGCGCTCCAAAGCGATGAGCATCTCTCGCCATCGCGTCATGTTACCACCCGCTCCCCGTGCGACGCACACTCCGAATGCTCCGCACGGGCGTCGGCTGCGACAGCGGCGCGAAGACTGGGAGCATCCACTCGACTGACTCGCCCAGCACATGCGCCCAGCCCCGTTCCAGACGCTGCAACTCGTCTTCCGCTTGCTGATACAACTGCTGTGCGTAGGGGTTCATGGACGCGCCGATGTTGGTTATCGCCAGCGTTCGCGCCTCCACCAGCGCCGCCGCCAACTGCATTGCTATCGTCGGTATTGGCGGTTTCGCAGGCTCGTTCGTCGCCATCATGCGCGGGTACAACCGCACCAGACGCGAACGGATGTACGACTCCGCAGCATCGATAGCCGCTTGCAACACGGCGTCGTCAATCGGCTCCAGATTCCGCACATAGAACCGTACTTGCGCTGGCGTCACCCACGACATGACTAAATTCTCCCGTAATGTGTGGATGCGGATGCGCTCCGCATCAGAGCGCACCCGCTATGCTTATGCTGCCGACATCACATTCTGGATTAGCACTCCGCATGCGCGAGCGATGACCTTGTGCGTGTAAATCCAGTCCACCTCGATCCATGTGCCGCTGTCGCGTTCGACATCGATGTAGGTGCGCACATTCCGCTGACGCGCCTCGAAGGTTGCCCCGTAGGTCAGACGACGCAGACCTGGCTTATCGACATAGCCCACCCAGACATCGCGTCCCCATATCTCATCCATCCGACTGGTCATCGTGATGTCCTGCGGGTCGAGACTGCGCGAGCCGAACGGGTCTGTCGGGAGCTGAAGCGCCGCCGCTTCCAGCACTTCCAGACCCCACAGGTTCTGCGGGAGCCCGCTCTGGGTCAAGTCCGTCACATAGCGTCGCTCTTCCTTGATTTCCTCGATTGCCAGCATCCGCCGCGCAATCGTCGAGGGAATCACGACCACATTCGGACGACGCCCCGTCGCCGTGAAGATGAAGTTGCTCGCGTTAATCAGGTCGACCTTCGGCGACGCGACGGTATAGTTGTCCCACGCCGTCGACGGCGCGAACGCATGCAGGTTGTTTGCAGGATCGCGCAGGGTACGCGCCGCGCGAATCTCGCGGTTGAGCATCAACAGGTCGGTCAGATGCTCCGTCATATCGACTTCCAAGTCGATGGGCCCCGACACATTCTCACGCTGGCGCGGTGTGATAATCTCGCGCAGTGAGTGCTGCTCGCACATGTACCAGTCTGCCTTCCAGCCGAACGACGCCTGCTTCGCCGTGTCGCCGTCCTGTCGCGTGTCATCGACATACCGAAACGCGGACAAGTCGTACACATAGAACAGGTCGCTTTCCTTGTTCACAGGCATCGACGGGAAGATGCGCTCCGCGATGTACCCTTCGGGACGGTACTTAATGCTGACATTCGTCAGCACCTCAT